CTCGGTCCGCCGCGGCCCTGTCTTCGCGAACGTCGTGCTGGCGGATGAGATAAACCGCGCGCCAGCCAAGGTCCAGTCGGCCCTTCTTGAGGCGATGGAGGAACGGCAGGTCACCATCGGAGACGAGAGCCTCCGCCTTCCCGACCCCTTTTTCGTGCTGGCGACCCAGAACCCCATCGAGCATGAAGGAACCTACGCCCTTCCCGAGGCGGAACTCGACCGTTTCCTGCTCAAGCTTTCCATTCAATATCCATCGCGGGAGGAGGAGGAGCGGATCGTGTGCATTTCCGCCGAGGCTGGCCTGCCGCCGGTGAAGGCCATTCTTGACCCTGCCGCCCTGCGCTCCCTTTCGGCGGCCGCCGAGTCCGTCCGGGTCGACGACAAGGTGGTCGAATACCTGGTTTCCGTCGTATCCGCCACAAGACCCTCCGGCGACAAGAAGAAAGGCCACCGGGACGATCTGTACCGCTACGTCTCATTCGGCGCCTCCCCGAGGGCTTCGCTCGCCCTGTTCCGCTGCGCCCGCGTACGCGCCCTCTTCGAGGGGCGTTCCTGGGTGATGCCCGAGGACGTGAAGGCGGTCGTGCAGTCTTTCGACGATAAGCGCATCAGGTATTTCCGCTTCGACGAGAACCGCGGCGTTCCGTGCGGTTCAAATTTCGCCCTCAAGATGGCGATCGGCGAATTCGTTGGCCTGCTCTCTGCGGACGAGACGATCGCGCCGACGAAGTTAGCCGACCAACTCGACTATCTCGACGAGCATCCCGGCGTAGATGCCGTCTGGGGCGTCCCTGGCCGCGGGCCATTCGGCAAGGTGGAGGAGTGGGAGCAATACGCTCTCCTCGCTCACAACCGCTCGCGGGAGGCGTGGCTGCGCACGCTTATCCAACTGGAGGGTGTGCCCATCGGCGGGGCCAGCCTCCTCATGCGCCACTCCGTCATGAAGTCGCTAGGGTATTTGAATGAAAACCTGACGATCTTCAGTGACCACGAGCTTTACTGCCGGTTCTTCGAGAAGCACGTCGGCGTGATCCTGCCGTACCGCTGGGCGGTGGATAAGCCTGCGACCGAGGCTTCGGTGCGGGCCAAGAATGCGCATCGCGCGGCAGAGGAACTCGAATACGTCAGGTCGATCCACCCGCTGATCCTGCCGCCGACGACCGGCAAGGTCACGGTCGGCATCCCCTGCTACAACCAGGCGAAATACCTGCCAGATGCCGTCGCCTCGGTGCTGGCGCAGACCTACCAGGATCTCGAAATCATGATCCTGGACGACGGCTCGACCGACGATTTCAAGACCGTCGTGCAGCAGTTCACCGACCCGCGCATCCGGGTGCTCGGCTTCCCGGAGAACATGGGCATTCAGGAAGCGCTTAACCAGATGGCCTTCCGCGCGCAGGGCGAGTTCTTCGTCGTGCTGGCGGCCGACGACACCATCGACCCGACGCTCGTCGAGCGCTGCCTTGGCGAGTTCCAGAAGAACCCCTGGCTAGAGTTCGTTGCGACGCAGACCGATTTCATGCTGCACGACAAGACGCCCATCGTGGAGCCGCCGAACGAGATCATCAGGAAGCTGATGAGCGTTCCGGCGCCTATCAACCGCAAACGCACCGAATGGCTGGCCGAGCTTTACGTCGGGAACCACTACTTCGGCGTCGGCATGTACCGGACCAAGGTCGTCTCGGACGTGTGCGGTTGGCGCAAGGAATTCGAGGTCATCTCAGACTATGAGATGTACCTGAAGCTTCTGCAGCGGGAGAACATCGGGGTTATCGAGGAGAAACTGACGCACACGCGCATTCACGGGAAAAACTTCTCTCTCCTAAGCGGAGATCGCAGCAAACAACTCCCGAAGCTCTACCACGAAGCGCGCAAGCCCTATTACCGGCAGCTCATGCGGGTCATCATCGCGACGCCGTTTTACGAGCTGAAGGCATTCAGCCCCTACGTGGACTCGCTGCAGGGGACGCTTCGGCTGTTGACCATGTGCGGCATCGACTGGCGATTCGCGCAACTCTCTGGCGACTCCTACGTGCACCGAGCGCGGAACACGATGTGCGACATGTTCCTGCGCGACCCAGACGCCACGGACCTCTTTTTCATTGACTCCGACATGTCGTGGAATCCGGAGGCGTTCGTCAAGATGTGCCTGCTGCCAGAGGAAGTCGTCGGGGGCGCCTACCCGGTAAAAAACAAGTGGGAGAACTGGACGAGCGTTCCGAAGCGCCACGAGGAAAACGGCCAGTTGCATCTGCGCGGGCGGCACCTCGGGGACGGCACCGCGCTCGTCGAGGCGCAGGTGCTGGCCGGCGGGTTCCTGCGCATCAAGCGCTCGGCGCTGGAAAAGTACCGGGAGCATTACAAGGATCTCTGGTACACCGAGCCGACGACCGATCCTGACGATCCGGAGCACAAATTCACGGCGTTCTTCGCCGCCGAGGCGATCGGGAACAAGTTCTACGGTGAGGATCACATGTTCTCGCTACGGCTGCGCGACATGGGCATCCCCATGTACATCTACCCGAACGTGGACATCTCGCACTGGGGTTACAAGGAATTTCACGGGAATTTCGACAAGTTCCTGAAGGGCCGCAAGGCTGACGAAGCGAAGGAGGCGCCATCGCTTCAGTAAGCACAATGATATTGCGGTCCATGCGCATGATCGGGGAGAAGGTCCGCGGCGCCACGCTATCGGCGAACGAGCAGACCGAGTGCCTGGCCGAGCTGAACACGATGATGGAGTCGTGGCGGCTTGAGCGCCTGATGTGCTATGCGGTGACGGAACGCACGCAAGCGCTCACCGCATCCACGGAGAGCTACACCGTCACGAGCCGCCCGGTGAAGGTCATCGACCCGTGCTTCGTGCGCGACGCGAGCGGCTACGACACGCCGGTAACGGTGGTCAACGCCGAGTCCTACGGGCGCATCGTGGACAAGGACTCGGGCTACACGGTGCCGGAGTACCTGTACTACGACGCCGGCTACAGCGCCACGTCCACCGCGACGCTCACCGTTTACCCGTCGCCGTCCGGCTCGCTCACGCTGCACTTCAATACGTGGGCCGAGTTGCAGAGATTCGCCGATCTTTCGACGACTGTGCTGTTGCCGGACGGCTATCAGATCGCGATCGAGTCGAACTTCGCGATCCACTTGGCGGCGGGCTTCAGGCCGGTGTCCGCCGAGGTCATCAAGATCGCGCGCGACTCGAAAGCGGCGATCAAGAGCGTGAATGCGCCTGAAGTCATCAGCCGGCTCGATCACGGCGTCGTGGCATATCGGGGGAACATCCTTACGGGGCCGTAAAAAATGGCTGCATCGAAAACAGGCTTGCCGAAATACACATCCTCCAGCGGGGATGCTTTCTCTGCGCGTATCAAAGACATTGCTGACTTCGCTCCAGTCTTGGGCGCCAAGACGCTCACGTTCGAGGACTCCCCGAAGCACGTCAATCTGATACCGGAATGGATCGCTGCGAATAACCCTGCAGTCGGCGGCTATTTCGTAGTGGAGGATGTGAGCGGGAAGACGGTATGCCGTTTCGTAGATGCCAGTACGTTCACTGCGCAGTTTAAGCCAGCATGACGACCACAGTTTTTGTAAATGGGGTCACCTTAACTGATGCCGATTGGTTCAACGATGTTGACCAGATCGCTTATGACAGCGACGGTGCGGACTATGTTGACTACCTCCAATCCGGCATTGCAACCAGCGCTAATCGCGCTACCCGCACGCTACAGGCAAAGGTAGGGGAAGCGTGGATCAGCCTGACCGATGCGAAAAACGACGACGCGACGGCGGTAGATGACACCGGGGCCTCGGAATGCACAACCGCACTTCAGGAGTGCATTGATTCTGCGAATACCAACGGCGGCGGGGTCGTGTTAGTGCCGGAAGGTACGTTCCTGTCCGACTCGTTCGATCACAAATCGAAAGTAAGTATCGAGGGTATCGGGTCGGGATCTGTGCTCAAGTTCAAAGCCCATGCGACATCGAGCAATAGGTTCATCCGTATAGGTGCGGTGGGGGCGCCAGTGAGCCGCGCTGCCGTGCGGCACCTGAAAATCGACGGCAACAAGGCAGCGCAAACAGGCGTCGGCGACCAGTTTTCTCATGCGGTCTGGATCATCGAGGGAAGCACGCACAACTTCGTTGAATACTGCGAGATCGTGAACGCGCAGGGCGATGGCGTTTACATCGGCAAGAGCACCACGACTGGAGCCGACGTGAATGTCGTCCAGCACAACGAGCTTTACGACAACGCGCGGCAGCAGATATCGCTTGTGTGGGGAAGCGAGAACCGCATTCTCTACAACCGCGTGAGCGGCGCGATTGACCTTGAGATGAACCTGAACGATGGCGAGATGAAGAACAATCTCGTTCACGGAAACACTGGCCGCGCGCAGACGGAGGGCACTACCGCACCGCGCATAAGCGATCTCATCATCAGCGTGTCCTCGCTCAATACAACCAGCACCCGCACGGGCGGCAATATCGTTACGGACAACCATTGCCGCAAGATCAAATTCGACTTCCAAAGGCACCTACTGATCCGAGGCAATATCGTTGTTGGATCGCATGCCGATGATGTTTATCTGCTCGATGGGTCCGGCGCTGATTATGTGACCATCGACGGTAACACGCTCATTGCGAATACGGCTGTCGCCACGGGGTTGACGCACATCCTGCGCACGCGCGCCAATGCTTACTTCACGGTCACGAATAACAACGTCGATAACGAAGCGATCCCGTTCCATTCCTATGACGGCTCCAGCTACAACGGTTCGGCTGCGGCCACACAGCACCATTTCTACGGCAATCAACTAAGCGGTTCTGGTGCATATCGGGCTGGCACTTGCGAGCGCGCAAGCGAATGGGCGCGGTTCAAGATCACCAACACCAACGGCGGAAACCTGGTGGCCACGCAGATCGGCGGCGTGAAGTGCAGCCTCACAACGTCGAGGAGTGGAGCCGATCTGGTCTTGGGCTCTGTTGGGAATGCCGGCGAAGTATGGCGTTTCGTAATCCAGTCTCCGTGTAATGCGACTACTGCGGATGCTGCCAGCATGACGGATTGGGCTTGGTACACCTTCGTCGCGTCTGGTTCTAACAGAACGGTGACGGCGTATACCTATGACTTCTTATCGTCCCCTCCGGTATTCGCGACTTTCTCGTTCGCAGCCGCAGGCAACACCGGCACGTTCATTGTAGATGTGTGGTTCTAGTGAGCAAGATCGTCAAACAAACTCTGTTCGGCCCCATCAACGAGAAACCGAAGATTGGCGATGAGTACGTTGACCGGCCAACGTATGAAGCGGTCCCGGTCTATTGCGGGCGCGAGCCGCTGACTGGCCGGGTCGTGCGCTATTACAAGCGCACCGCGATTAGATGGATGAAGCCTGGGCCTGACGGAAAACTGGTGCCGCGATGAGCTACTTGGTGAAGTTGATAACGATGGACTGGATCAGGACGCCAGTTAGAGCGCCGAGTGCGAAGCCTCGTCTAAACGCTGCATCCGCCTTGTGCGTCCGGCTCCAGAAGAACTCGGCCCACCAGTTAGACATGCGGCCAGCATACGCCGGAAACGTGGCTGGAACCTTATCGGTAAGTCCGAACCTTGGCTCGATGAACAATAAGACGAAGCGATAAATGGCCGATACCGTATTTACGAATCTCGTCACCCTGACAGACGACGATTGGTTCAATGACGTAAATCGTTTGCATTACACGATTTTCGGCGATCCGGCGACATCTTCGGTCGCATTCAGCAACATCAAGCAGCCGGCGACCGATACATCGACAGGCGTCGTCGAGTATGCGGTGCAGTCCGAGATGGAGACGGCATCCAGTAATGCGCTCGTCGTCACTCCTGGACGGCAGCATTACCATCCTGGCCACCCGAAAGCATGGGGGCGGATCTCTGGCGTCTCTACGCTCAGGGCCTATCCGGCAACAGGCGTCAGCGTCGCAACCACATCGACGGGTGAGTACACGCTAACTCACGGTGTCGTGTTCTCAAGTTCTGACGCTTACGGCGCAACGATCACGGCTCTCGGTACTCCGCTGATCGGATATGTGAGCACTTTCACCGTGAGCACGATGCTCGTCAAGTTTCTTGACAATGCCGGCGCCTCGGCGGACCCGGTAGGCTTCTCGTACATCGTCTACGGGGATACGTGATGCCGAAATATAGCATCCCGCTCGCTGGGCCATATACCTCGCGGATCTCGGCGGTCAATGCGTCCGACTCCACGTCAGGTTTCGTGGGTATCGGCATCGTCGGCCTGATGGTGGTCGGGCAGACCACGCAGTCGACCGAAAAGGATGCTCGTTTCATCAACTGCTTTGCGCAGACCGTCATCGACCCAATCCGCGGGAAAAAACAATTCGTTGGCATCGACAAGCGCCCTGGATTCGGCACGCAGAGCACGCCGGCCGCGGGTGAAAAAGGCTACGCCGTGCTGGTATGGACTGGGCAGGGTACTGGATTGAAGGTCATCTCCGCGTTCGGAGCGACGAATTCGACGGTGTATGACGGCACTACCAGCCTCGGGGCTATAACGGGCCGCGTTACGGGGATTACTGAAACGACAATCAGCACGACGGCGACGCTCGCGGTGACGAGTACGGATAACACCGGCTGGTATTACGACACCGGCGTAGGCGTGATGACCGAAATCACCGACGGCGACTGGCCGGGCGACACCGAGACAATTACCGGAACATTCGCGCATCTCGACGGTTTCGCGTTCATCATGACCACGCGCGGGAGACTGTGGGCGAGCGACAGCAACAGCATCACCGCTTGGACCGCCAACAGCTTCGGCGCCACGAATGCCGCGCCGGACAAGGGAATCGCCGCGATCCGCTGGAAAACCTACATCATGGCTTTCGGGGTCGAATCGCTTGAGTTCTGGATCAACCGCGGCCTGTCGCCGTTCCCGCTCGCGCGTGTCAACGCAATGACGCAAAAGGTCGGTGCCGTCAGCGCAGACGCCATCGCGCGCATCGCCGACACGATATGGTGGTGCGGCACGACGCCCGAGGGCGGCATGTCCATCTTCCAGTGGGACGGCAATCTCTCGCGCGTATCGGCGCCGGAAGTCGAGGCGATCATGATCCTCGCGGGCGCGTCGAATATCAGCCTGACGACAATCCGGTTCTTCGGCCGCTCGTTCGTGCTGGTGCGCGCTGGTCCGACCACGCTCGCCTACTGCGTCGAAGAGAAGATGTGGCACGAATGGAGTTCGACGACGCCGCTCTGGTACAAGTGCGCGTCCGTCATGCTCGGCGGCACGCAGGTCAACTACGCCGTCAGCAACGTCTCGACCACTGGCAAGGTCTTTATCATGAATCACGCATCTCTTGTCTTTACGGACAACGGCGTGGCTTATACGGCGCGCGTCCAGTCCTCCAGAGAAGATGAGGGCACAAGCAATGTCAAGTATTACGAGGATCTGGAGATCGACGCAGACACCGAAAGCTCAGCATCCACGCTCACCATTTTGGCGAGCGATGACGACTTCGATACATACACGACGCTCGGCACGGTGGACTTGTCGGCCGCGCGCCCACTGCGGATCACACGGCTAGGCTCGGCTCGGCAACGTGCTTGGGCACTCACGCACAGCGCGAACACGCCGATGCGGCTACGTCGTGCGCAAGGCCGCCTGACGATGGGCACATCGTGAACCTTTTAGACGATATCGAAATCGCGCGCGAATCGTTCGCCTACGCCGATTTGCTCGGCTTGGATCGGTGGGACGAGTTCACGGTCAGCACGAACGTCACATCGGTCGGAGCGCTCACTGCGCAGGGCCGCTACCGGCTCGTTGGCAGAAGTTGCCAGTTCCAGGCGTCGCTCGCGGCTACGACATCGGTCGCCTCGGCGGAAGGATCGAGTTTCATCAAGTTGCCGATTACTGCGGCAGGGCTTGCGGGCATAGCCGCGATGATCAACGACACCTCCAGCGTGTCGGTCGGGCTGTGCAGCATTCAGGTCAGCACGTCGAGGTGCTACTTGCCGACGCAGGCCGCGACCGGGAACACGCTGAAGGTGTACGGCACGTATGAGATAGGGGGCTGATATGGCGATGCAATTGGTAAACATCGGCGACGAAATGGTTTGGCAAGATGTGCCGGACCCGATGGCTGCGTGGCAGCAAATGCTGTCCTCGGACGCCTCGATCTACAACAAGGCCCCGACGTTTGATCCGTTTGGAAGCGGGCAATGGGAAGGTGCTACCGGAGGCGATCCGCGCACCGACCCGCAGGCGATGTACTCGTTCCTGGTGCAAAACGGCTTGGTCGGCGGCGATCCGAGAGACGGCAGGGCGCGGGATTTCCTACTCAGCAAAGGCATCGACCCGTCATTTGCCGACGCCGTGCAGCAGTATGCGAACTACCAGAAGGACAATCAGGGTCAGTTAACGGGCAGCAGCGACTTAGAAGATTTGGCGTCGCTGGCGATGGACAGTGCGCCTGTGTGGCTGGGTGCGTTGGGCGGCATGGGGTTGACAGGGACGGGGGTGTTTGCTCCTGCTGCGGGTAGCGCGAGTGCGGGCGGGACCGCTGCCGGCACTACGGCGCTCGGCTCCGGCCTCACGCCAGGGGCGGGCGGCGTAACTGGCCTTACTCCAGGAGTTGCGGGCGCAACTGGCATCACGACAGCCATCCCGGCGACGAGCCCGTGGGCCCTGTCCAACCTCGCCCCGCTGACGGCTGGCGGGACGCTCGCGGCCGGCGCAGCG